ACCGGTCACGCCACCTTTATTTAAAGTTGGACCGGCTGGGTTATAACTCTGAAGAGAATTCTTCATAGATCTCAATCCTACAATTACAATGGCATCAGACCAGTCATGCATACGGTCGGAATTAGGTACGGATGTAGGATTACCCTGATACCAAAGGTCTATGTCTCTATCGCAAAACATCACAAGACATTCGTCCCCTGCCGCGATAGGAAATGTAAGGCTGCCGGGGCCGCCGCCCAAAACGACTACGGGACATTTGCAAAGCTTGGGATATAAAACGACCAAAGAGCTTGATGAAATTGTCCCGTCCGGGATTTGTTGGGTTAATATTCTCTTATAAGCGATAGTGATATCAGCGGTTTGCGTCTCCGGGTAAAATGTTTCTATCTTACCTATCGAAACACAATTAAGACTTGAGAGCAAATTCCTTTCTCTCCAATCAAGCGCTGCGCTTAAATCCGGAGATTGAACCATAGCAGCCTGAGTGCGATTAGGAATAATTTCTTGTTCAGAGGTCATCCCAAGACTCCTTCCGTAAGCCCTGGCGATAATTTAGATACGAGGTTTACGGTAACTTTTGTTTTTAGCTCTCCGCTGACAGCGTCTGAAATTGTTCCGGAATGCTCGATGCCGGTTACTTTCTTTATTCCATTAAACTCGTTACCCACATTTGAGCTTTCTATATCAATGTTGGCGCCCACCTGAATCCCCGGTTCAAACATCATTTCTGCCATCAAAACCCTGTTATATCTTTTAGGAGAACCAAGAAGGCCGGTAGCGGAATTAATAAGATACGTTGATCCCGGTAACGCTTCATTATCAGGCAAGCAATAAACTTTACCGTTATAAACAAAGCATTGGTTTCCTGTTTCACGCTTTAAAAGATCCCACGGATTGCCAAACAATGTCACGGGGCGCACGTTGTATGTTCTGTTAAAGCTAGGACTAACGTATCCAGTGGGCAGGGCAGGATTAAACCCATTAATGATAGAATTAATCACCTGCGCCTGTGTTTGCGGGTTGGCTAGGGTAGTAGACATATTTCCGGTAAACATTCCAACGGCACCTTGATTGCACTCTATTTGTGTAACCACATCAACTGCGCCCTCGGCACGGTACGAACAGCAGTCAACAACGACGCCCTTAAATGCCAGTGATAAATTTCCACCATAACCGGCATAAAATTCGAGTCTTTGAAACGGAGAAGTAAAACTATCTTTATAAATTAAATTTCTGCTAATCTTAGAAAGATTTTTTATCTTAAATGAACCTGTTCCCATAGATGATAAGTCTGAAACAAGGACTTGAAAATCAAGAGTTAATAACTTGTCCGACGGTTGACTAGGAATGGTGAGGAATTTGTTTGGTGTTTCTGTCTCAATCACCAACCTATAAGACCGTCCAAATTTACCCATTGATCACCGCCTCGGCAACCGGGATATCAGAAGATTCTAAAATATACAATCCCACTCTACCCGATACAAAATCATTTAAAAATACAGGTTCACTCCCACCAGCGGATATACAAGCAAAGCCAAACGGAATAATATTTCTAAACGCACGAAGCATGTTTGGGCTAACAACTAACCTTCTATTATTTATAACAAAACCTGTCGCTCCGTAATTTAACGAATAAAACCAGCCTCTCTGGTTGTCTCTATATTCAAGCGTGACGCTTACCAGCGTGCCGTCATCTAGCGTAATGGCCGTTTTTTGTTTTGCGTCATTCGTTAAAGATGAGAACTGTTTCATTACATCATTCCAAGGCTCGTCGTAAACATCGGCGCTGACATATTTGCTTGAGATAGTATTGGTAGCCTTTGATCTACCGGAATGCTTACCCCGTCTGTGGTGCCTGTAGGAATTGCAACACCAGCTAAATTTGTCCAGTTGGAAGTCCCAAGACTACCAGCCGAAATATCTGATGTGGTGGTAGGCGGGACGGGTGGCCAATTACCACCAAGATATGTCCCTGTAAAATCCGGAGAGACACCTGAAGAAGATCCGTCCGTGACAGCTTGCGCGGCTGTTGATGCCGCCGTCGAGAGATTGGGAGTGCTTACAAGGGTGGACGTTGTTCGTATCATCTTAAACGTTACGCTAAATTCAGAAATATACTTTGATTCCCCGTGTTGAACAGCACGGACAGACTCGATTGCCATGTTCTGGAATACTTTATAAGGCGTCTCGACCGTGCACAGTTGTCTGGAGAGCCACATGGAATAAAAGAACTGAAAGGCGTTTTGCTGTTTCTCGGCAGACGTAGCGCCTTCGGTGAATAGGTCATAAAGATTTTGACCTTGTTGTAATGATTGCGCTACGTTATTTTCCAGAGAGCTTAAAGAGGTATACGTTTGATTTGCTTGAAGCGTGAATGTGGGAACCAACGCTAAAATATTCTGCATGGTAGTACCCACAAATAAAGCGGCTTGGAGTAATTGTTCTGGTGTAGTAGTTAATTCTCCCACATAACCCCTAAGAGTAAATCGCTCCGGTCTCAAAGCAACATGATCCTGAATGGCAGTATTGTCTTCCACATAACTATCGGTTATGTTTGATTCGAATACCATTTCCTCACGGTCTAAAACATCAAATAAAAACCCAGAAATACCGATACTGCCCGAAGAACCTGCGGGGCGGACAACATACTGATTTACAGTTTGCTGGACTAGATTGCTTAAACCTTGAATCTGAGATGAAATGTCCATTATGTTTGTGGCTTTTTTTGTTGGCGAAGCATGGAGTTGACGGCGTCGGCAATATTAGCCGCCACTGTAAGAGGCGTTTGAATTCCAGTTACATTAAATGTCATGTGATTTGTTTGGGAGGAACTGTTATTGGCAACCGGCTCACGATGTCCGCCAAAATTAAATTCATTTGCCATTGGGTTGAATTCACCGCGAAGTATTGATTTAGCCTCTTCAGTCGCATTAGCGACAGTATTGATTGCCCATGCAGCCGCTTTCACTATAATTAAAAGCCCATCAACAATCTCTTTGTTTGCAACGGCCCATCTTTCAGCGGCATTGCCAAGGCGAATCATGGTTGCTTCGATTTCGCTCCAAGTTTGGCTTGCGTCCTTTAGAGTCCCGGGATCTATAATGTCTGCCTTGCCCAACTCCTTAACATAGTCTCCGGTCTGCAAAACTTTTTGAACCCAATCGCTAATACCATACTGACTGGCCATCCACGTTTTTAATTCTGGATTTAGATTTTCATGCAGAGTCTTAGCGACCTTCGCTATCCTAGTGTTGAGATCATCTGTCATGTCGATACCAAAAAAAGCGTGAGATATGCCGGGCTGGACATTACCCAATTTAATATCCATCATCATCTTTTGAAGTCCGCGAAGAGCCGAATCTGCATCCGCAGCTGATCCTCCAGCTCTAATCATCATCTGCTCCCAGCGCTGTAATTCGTCGGTAGATACGCCTGTGAGAGTATTTAATAATTGAAGATGCTGTGCATGCTTTCCTGCCTGCTCCGCGAATTTAACCAAAGCCTCACCTGCTGCGCCAATCCCTATAGCTGCCGCCACCGAAGATAAATTCATGTCCATAATGGCCGCACCGAAGTCTTTTAACTTCATCTGCTCCGAGGCATTGGTCTTAAAAGAAAATTCCGCGAATAAGTCAGCGACTTTCACGATTCATCTCCATAAACTTTTCTTCATACTTTTTCATGAAGGTCTCATATTCCAACATCATCAAAACTACATCCGATCTTTCCTGCAAAATCTGACTGACCGAACCATACCCTGCCTTTGACAACCGAAGTGCAAAAAATATGGTCTCATCAGCCGTGACATTTACTTTGGGGTACTTATACTTTTCATTGCCGACATCTCCGGCAATAACAAATTGAGATGCTTGAAAAAAGGGAGAAGGTTATAAACCAGCACCTCCTTGGCGATCACCAAGTAGTATTCCCGCGCCGTTACGTCCTCGAACGTGGACTTTGTAATCTTGGCACCCCCATAGGTGGCTCTACCCATGCAAGACCATAGAGCCGCATCAATGGGATCGGAGATCGTCATCCGTGCGACGAAATTAATCATCTCATCTTTTTGGATAGAACTTTTCTCCACCACCGCCATCACAGCCTTATAAAGCCTGTGTGATTCTTCCCACGACCCCATCTGCACCACAAGCTCCACACCGTTATCGAGAGTCTTTCTTAGCTCATTCATCCGATTGTCCTTGTGGCTAGCGCAAAGTGCATGAAGTACGTCACGAGAGCCTGTTCCGTGTCGCCTTCGACGTTTTCCTTGGCGCCAACATTCTTATTGAATACGCCGCCGACCAAGTTATAAATATCCTGCGTGATGTTTCCCTGTCCATCACCAACATTTTTAATCAGCTCGCCGGTGAGCAGAGTAAATCCGGGAGCATTCTGCTTCATCTGAGTTAGTAGATTATTCAGAAACTGATCGTCACTACCTCCACGAATTAGACGAATTTCAAAGCTTACCAATTCGCCAGCCGCGTTCAAGGAATAAATCGTATTGCCATTCTTCCCAGGCTTTGCGACCATGATGTCCGTGCCGTACTCCAGCTTTGCAACATCGCCAGTGGAGAAGTCGTTAAATATTCTCCCATTAATAATTACCGTATCGTTACCTGTTACGCTGACTACATTCATGATAATCTCCTTAGACGTTTATAGTTAATTTAAATCGTTCTCTAGCAGCATTCGTCATATTCTTTACCGCTTCAGGCGTAAAATAGTAGCCTCTCTTTAAAGCGTTCCTGCGTCTTGTTCTAACCGACCTAGCAATAGCAAGTTTGACCCATGGTTTTATTTTAATACTTCGCAAGGTTTTTCCTATATTGTCTTTATGAGCTTGAGACAGAATCTTACCGGAATGCGCTATGCTTTGCTTTAATCGAGTTGACTTAGATAATACAACGCCTTTTCGTGGACTTGGCTTTCCTTGCTTAGCTAAGCTCAGAAGTTTTCGAGTTTTTTTAGATGGTATAACTCCTGTAGTACCTTCTCCACCATCTGCCATATTCATCACCTTATTTCGTCCAAGCATCTTTCTATAATCTTTGATGTACTTTTTTTCAAGACTATCCAATTGTTTTTTAGATTTGGCAACAACAACAACTTCTAATTTAAATTCATCCTCACCATATTTATCTACAGCACGGCGAATATGAATGCCACTACCAAAGTATGATGGTCTAAATTCGCCTTTTCTCTGACCAATATAAACTCTCTTGGTTTTCTTGTGAGTTGTTTTATAGATATAACCGTACTTCATAACTTCTCCTCAAGCATTTATATTTACAATCACAGCCGAGCTATGTATAGCACCCGCAGATTTTATTGCAATTTGCACCAACGGTGCCTTGCGTGCTACACGATCAGCCTGTGCCTGCACATTAACCGGCTGACTATAAATGTAATAGCCGACCTGCAAAATATTTGCTAGCATTGCTGTCGGATTCCCAAATATTTCTGCCGAGTTCCAAGTCCCAGGAGCCACGTACGCGTTCAACACTGCTTGATCGCAGATAGACCGATAAGCGTTTTTCAACTGAGACATTCCCGGTTCAGTCTGCGGAATTTTGCCGCTCACTCCTTGTAACAAATTAAATCCGGCAACTTGCAGCGCTCCCACAAACCACAGAAGATTATATACCTCGTCAAAGAAGCTGTTCGCACCAAAACTCATAACCGCCGAGACTCCACCGATACTAGGATAAATGTCCACACCGGCTGTTTGGCAATTTCCTTTAACAGTTTCGGTAATTCCACCGTCAGAGGCAATCGTAGCAAGCTGTTTCAGATTCATCGTAAGTGTGCCGTTCGACGCGGTAAAGTCTGTTGCTAACGAACGACTCGCGTACGCCGCTGCAAAAAGCCTGGACGTCAAATCTGATGTTGAATAATACAAGCAGCGAGTATGCGAATCATGCGCTCCTTGAATCGCTGTAAACGCACCGGCGATATCTCCAGAAACAGCAGACGGAAGGAACCAGATCTTGTCACCATAACCTTGAATAACATCGGCAAGTGCTTTCCAAGCAGAATTTACAGGCATGAACGCCGAACCTGACACGATGATTCCGCAGAAATAAACTAACGGAAGACACCGAGCGATCGCTGTTGCCAGCGACTCCGAGGCTACCCGAGGAAATATAAGAAGCACACCGCCGCCGTTCAG